TCAGGATTACTATCCAAAAAATTCTTAACCACAGCGAGACTAAAGAAAGTCTTCCCAGTAGAAGACTCACCAGCAATGGCAGTAATCTTATTCCCAGAAACACCACCAAATATGCTACCTGAGACCAATGCGTTAAAAATGTAAGAACCCGTATCCACATAGGTTTCTGTGTCATCGATGTCTGCTGCGAGTTTTGTGTAGTCATCTCCGATCTCTTTTACAATGTCCTTTAGAAAATCCATGTCAATCATTTTGGTTTACAATTTTTTCCCAGTAGGGAGTTTGACCACTCACAATGAGGATCATTCGCAATAAAGTTTGTACCTCTACATAAGTCTCAAGGATTATGGGAGGTTTGAGTGTACAATACCATACCTTGTACATGGTGTCTATCCCTTAACTCCAACGCAACGTTTGAAGATACTCAAGCACGTTTTTACGAACATCCATAAGTTCGTTATAACACTTTTGATTATGGGCACATAACCTTAGCGAGGAATCAGGTTTATGAACGGACTCAATAAAAATATCTAGACCACGATTCCATTTGTCTTTTTTAGACTCTCCGTCTTCGATGACGTATTGGTCTTTCATGAGAAAAAATCCTCCAAAGATACTTGATGTTCTGCTTTCCACCCAATAGCGTCCAAGATAACTTTCAATGGATCAAAGAATCCCTTGTCAAATTGTAAGTCATAGTCAACGTATTGCTTCAAACCCATCTCTCTAGGAAACTCTTGGATAAAAGAGATAACGTTTTCTCTGATTGGGTTTGGTGTCTTAAGGTAGCAAAACTTGATCTTCTCGCCGTTTTGAATCGATGAGTATTTATTATCAAGTTTCATCTCCTTAATATAATGATTATATAACAATGCGCCTCTGGCGTGAATAGGCGTTCCCTTAGAGTATATCATATTATACGAATGATACTTATCTACGTTACTGACAGTACGGGGGAATGATATATCTTCCGGTTCCAACTTCTTAAAGTCAGAGCGGCACTTCTCAATAAACTCAATCACATCGTTCTCAGTTGCGTTCATCATCAACTTCAAACCATCCTTAATCATCTGGCGGCATGGTGCAGGTGTTGATGACTTGACTGCCTCAATGCCCATAATCTTGAGTTTAGATTCCTCATATCGGACGCCTTCACTATCCCACACGTTGAGAATGTATCGCTTCTTCGCGGTCCAGATACCACGATCAGCAATGTTCTCACGCTTCATTTGCATCTTCTGGTCATACGCATTTACATACGTCGCCAGTTCTTGGTAACAACCTTCAATATACTTCTCAAGTTCCACCTCACAGATCGTATTAAGGAACGACACAACGCCCTCAGTAGTTTTCTCTCTTCCCGTGTATACAACGTCAACAAGAGGACCCATATTAAGATAAATGGAATCGGTATCAGAAGCAATGACATAATCAACCTGCTCAGTTTTAAGTACCTTATTCAGGTACTGGTTCATTTTATTCTCAATCCATCGGATAGATACTTGCCCTGATAAAGTAATTGCCTCTGCGTTGGCGAGTTTGTAGTAGCGGAAATATTGGTTACCAATAGCACCATAAGCAGAGTTAAGAGAAATCTTCTTTGCCATCTGAATATTGTTACATCGGGCAATTTCTTTCTCCAGTGATTTAGTAGGGTTTTTTTCATACTCTTGCTTTGCCTTAAGCATCCGTTTTTTGAATACCACTCTATCGGTATACATCTTCTCCATCAGTTCAGGCAAAAATCCACGAACATCCTTACGGTACATAGCACCGTTGGGACAGATAGTGTAGTCATTATACATCTCAAAGGTTACCTCTTGATTAAGGATCTTCTCCACAGATGCCTGGGGATTACGATCATCTATTAGAGTCTCTGGTGAGATGTTGTATTGCATAATCAAGTGAGGATACAATGAGTTAAGGTCAAATGAAACCACCCAGTCATAGACTCCAGGTTTTGGTTCTTTGACGTATGCCCCCGCATACTTCTCACTCTTCTCAGACCTATCCTTGGGAGGGATAACAATATTCCTCTTCTTCAAGTAATTATATATGATGCAATCCCACATCCTTACCTGATAGAACACATCAACAAAGTTGACCTTGGCATCAAATGCCATAGTGAAGGCAAGTTCAATCAGTTTCATCTTGTCTTCCATACGGTCAACAAGTTCCACGTCAACGATGTTGTAGTCTACAAACTTCTCCCACCCGTGAGTATAAAAGTCCTTGAATGTATCAAACTCTGAGTGGTCAAGTTTTTTCTGACCAAGTTCTACGCTGGCAATATAATCCAGTCGATAGGATTCCTGTGCCTTGTAGGTAAACTTTTTATACAGATCAAGATAATCAAGTTGAGTCAATCCACCAACATCAAATGATGTTTGCTTACGTCCCATAACATAAATCTCCCTCTCAGTCACAAGACCCCAAGGAGATAGTTTTTTCATCCACTTCTCACCCAGGATGCGATTTACGCGCCCCGCAATATATGGGATGTCATACAGTTGAATGTTCCATCCTGTGACGACCTCAGGGGGGTTTTGAGACCACCAACTAAGGAATGTAGTGAGCAGACTATGTTCATCCTTACAGAGGATATATGTGGCATTAGACTTCTTGGAGGTGTAGGGTTTGCGTCCCCAGGTAATAATCTCCTTGGTAGCATAGTCCTGAATGGTAATCAAGAGCACCTCTTCGGCACAAGACTGGGGATCAGGGAATCCCATCTCAGACTGCACCTCAATATCAATAGTAACTAATTTGATCTTCTTAGTATCAAACTTGATCTCATCCTCAGGATACTTATCAGAGATATATTGACAGACATATCGGTCATTGCCGTAGATCTCAAATCCTTTTACATCTTCATACTTTTTATAAAAGTCACGACAGTCACGCACATATCCAGGTTTGACTGTATCGACAGGTTCTCCTGACAGAGTTTTATACTTTGTTGGTTTGTGAGACTTTACAAATAGAGTCGGTTGGAAGTTTTCATCTTCCGACATAAAACTCTGACCATTCTCATAACCACGGACCAGGAATCGATTGCCGACCATCTGGACATTAGTATAAAATCTCACTCAGTTACCTTTTGATATCGGTCAAGTATTTTAGTATTAGGATCCGTAATTGTCAAAATCTTGTCAGAGTGAATCATAAACTCCTTTTGATTTGACAGGTCATTCAACCAAGGAATCAGAGTACCATCCTTTGTAATAGTAAACGGATTTTTCATTCTGCAATCTGGTTCACCCAATTCAGATGAGACTTCCTCAATCTCCGTCACTAGAATCTGATCCGACAACACTATCAACTTGATCATTTTTCAATACCTCTTTTTTAAACATTGTTTGAAGTTCATCAACTGGATTTGTAATACTAACAATCCAATCAAGAGCAACTGGGATACGCTCATCTTTTGATAGAGGCATCCAAGGATACATTTTAATTTTAAATCCTACAGAGGATTTATCTCTTGTCGTTCCCTCAGGATTTTGTAGACGAACAATACAGGGTTTTGTGAGAAAATATCCCACAACTTGCTCTCCGATTACCATCTCTTCAATGTCGGTGATAACATTGTCCCCCGACCTCATCATCAAAAGTTTTACACTCATATGCTATAGTTACATCAAAAGTATCATAGCATAAAAAAGGAGGGGTGTCTACGTAGACACCCCTCCGTCTGCGACGACGATATTCACTTTTATTTAGTATTCATTTTTTAGGGGTAAGTGCAAACGCTCCACTCATTACTGCACCAAAAATGGCAAGAGTTGTTAAGATTTCCATATACTAAGAAACAAATGTAGTAATGGGAACTCCAATAAAAATAGCCATTAGAGTTCCAGCTGCTAATGCAGTGGTGGTAAAGTTCATTGATGCCTCCTAATTGATTACAAAATTATTTAGAAAAAGTGTATCACTATGATACACTTTTGTATCAACCGCAGCAAAAATTAGTCAGGGTATCAAAACCAATCCTTCCGCTTATGTGCTTCAGGAACTACTT